CAGCCTGCTCGGGAGAGAGATCGAGTGCGACAATTACGCGCTCGAATATGAACTTGGTAAGGTGGAGATTGAGTCCATCAGTTGCCGCTTTGTAGTCCCCGGAGATCCAAAGACCATCCGACCAAAAGTGATCGTAGAGTGAAGACTCTACGCCAGAGCGTCGGAAGGTAATCTTGGACTCTCTCTCGAGAATCCAATGGAAATCGGATACAGCGAGGGGGCGAGAAGTCAGGGCGAACTGATGAAGTGTCTTCATCCTCTTCGAGAGACCACGTTGAATCTGCTTGGACCAAGCCATGGGGATCGTCTCACCTTTGGTGATAAGACGGACCTTGAGGGGCTCGAGAACGGCTGACACCTTCACCCCAGAGGAAAGGGGCTGGTAAGGTTGGTCAGAAGCAAAGTTCTTGTAGTACTGATAGGAGGACAATCGGGGTGCGTTTGAATGCACCCAGACCACCTTATTAGGACCAAGATCTACAGCGGAGTGTAAAGCTTGTGAGAGATCGGGTCGAAAATCTCTCTTGAGTACTGGAATGGCAACAGTAATTGAGTTCCCGTGAACTGTCCAGATCTGTCGTTCTTCGGGAAGAAGCATGGACAGGTCCAGAGTAGCATCGCGGAAACGGACACCTTTCATATCCTCGTCAACACGAGGACGCTGAGAGATCGCGGGGATCCCGAATCCCTGGACTTCAGCGAAGGTGTTCCTGATAAACTGTCGCGCACCGCCTGAGCTCCGCACATTCTCGAAAGAGGCGGAATTGGAGGGCTCAGACACAGTGACGGGGAGCTGAACGGCAAGATCACCATCTTTGTCGAACAGAAACTCATCGACCATACGACCCCAGCCAAGACTCTCATAACCCACATCAGGGGGTGGGGTGGAGAGAATCTGGGCGTGATCAACCATGGACTTGAGTATAAACTCCTCACCAACGATTTCAGTTGCGCGCTTGACTCCCTGGAGCATGGACCAGAACAGTGCCATCACCTTACGTGATGACCGGTAATGGACCCTATTCCAGAGGAATCGACCGACAGCGCCCTTCCAAATGACGTAGGACTTCCTGGTAGGGAAGAACTTTTCAGAGGGATTGGGGGGTAGATCGTTACGCAGAAAGTCTGCCATGAAGGCAGCTGTGTGGTACTTAGCAAAACTGGTAAATTTCGACGGAGGCCATGCCTGGCACGTCGTGATGAACTCTGCTGCGCACGCAGAGAGGCTGTTCGAGAAGAACAGGCTCTCTGGAAGTTCGGTAGAGGAAGAAGCATAGTCTAGAACAACCTCGATCTCGGCAAGAAGGAGCCGAAGGATATCGAGGATGTTGGGCTGTAATTCCAACCAACGTTTGAGGCTCTCTTCTGAGCCTGTTATATTAAGACCACCAAGGTCGGGGGGGAAGCGGATAAGGTGACCATAGCTTTGTAAAAAGCGTAGTGGTTCCGTACTTATCACCAAGGAGGTGATGGAGTCCGTTTCTCTCTCTTTGCTCTCGTCTTTGAGAGCGGAGAACGACTGAATTAGCCCATCTAGTGCGGTAATGGTACCGTACGTGTTTGCTTGTTTCATCGATAGGG